ACGCCTGCTGTTAGAGCTTGCTTTGCAACTCCGGCGCCATAAAGTCGACCGTAGACGGTTCCCTGGATAAGGTTACGTCGCTTGTCTGATCGTTGCATTGTCGGATCGTTATAGATTTCACGACCAATTTCAGTGAACGGATCCGACCCTGTTGCATCTGCACGGTTAAAGAGAGTGATGAGGTTGGGGTCCTGTGATAGAGACGCAAACATTCTAAACTCAACCTGGTCAAGGTCGCTTGTGATGATGACATGATCTTCGTCCTTTGGGATAAACGCGGTACGAACAGTGTCATCGCCCTTAGGCAGTGTCTGTAGCGCTGGATTTTGGATTGACATACGCGAGGTACGCGCACCTAGGGTTTTTACCGACGGATGAACAAAACCGTCAACGTTATCGTTAAGGAAGTTAGCGAAGTATGTGTTGGCAAGCTTGTCCGCCTTGCGTTGTTTAAGCACGATCTCCGCTAGGTTCTTTACCTCCTCGTTTCCGTCGATAGAAAGAAGTTTTAACTGGTCCTTGGAAGCTGATTTCTGTCCTGATGGTGTGTACTCGTTAATCTCGCCGCCAAGTGATTCAAAAAGACGAACAAGTTGAATGTTACTTGTTATTGAGACACCGCTGTACTTCTGTTTAGCCCACGTCTTAACTGACTCCGCGTACTCCGTTAGCTCGTCGAATTTTTTACGCGAGTAGTCAAGGTCGATACGCGCGCCGTTAATCTCCATGCGGGTAACGATACGTCGCGCGGCCATCTCGAGCTCGTACGCCTTGTTGTACGGAGCACCTGGTCCGCATTTTTCATAAAACTGTTCCCACAGGCGCATAGTTAAAACACAGTCAAGTGCACCGTATGCCCAGTACGGTTCAAAGTCGGTAGGAACCGTGCCCCATGTCCACCCGTTCTTAGCAAGTTCACTGTCAAGCGTATCCTGGAGTGCTACCGCGCGGCCGTCAACGTGCAGTGCGGCAAGACGTTTTAACGCACCGGATCCAAGTGGATCAATGATGTGCGCCATGATCATCGTGTCGTGAGCTCTATGCCACGGCATCTTCCAGCGAGACTTAATGTCAAACCAGCGAGCTTCGAACGCAATGTTGTGACATACGATTCCACCGTCAAACTTATCCATTGCCTCGTAGAAAACACCGGACCACTCTTCCCACGGCATTGCCCATGCCTGTTGCCCGTCACCTACCTGCACAAGACGAAGTCGACCGTGCCACGGAGATAAAGCATCCTTACGCTCACGCCCAGGCAACTCTCCTGTTTCAGTGTCGATGGCAATTGTGTTGTGAGGACGTCGCTCGCCAAGCCAGGTTAAAAATTCACCTGCCTTTTCAACGCTGTTTACCAGGTGAAGTTTAACGTCACCTAACCCTTCAGTTGTCATCTACGTCCTCTGTTATAGTTACCTCGATACCGCATTCCTTAAAATATCTAACCGTTGCGTCCGGTAAACGATGAGATGCACGTGTGCCTATTCTCATAACAACTCTTGAAACTCCAGAGTTAGAGACAAGTTTAGCACACTGATAACATGCCGCGTCGGTAATATAGATAGTACCACCTTCTACGCGTGAACGGTCAACGTATAAAAGTGCGTTAGCCTCCGCGTGAATTGAAGGACACGAGTCATACGTGTTATTTAGATCTGTTAAACCTTGCGCGCGTGCACACCAGTTAATACAATCGCCTTCAGCGGGAAATATAGCGGCAGGTCCGTTGTAACCGGTAGAACTGATGCGCTGGTCCTTTGACACAACTACCGCACCTATCTGTGCACGGCTACAACGAGATCTGCGGGACACGGAGTCGGCGACCTGCATCCATACCTCATCCCACGAAGGGCGACTACTTATCATTTATTTGTTATCCAACCAACAAGACAACTAGTCCGCTAAGTGCGGCAATTAAGCTAAGAATCATACGCATAAAAAACAAGTATTCATCAAACAATGTCATCGTCCTTTCCTGAAACTAATGAGTTAACAAGCAGCTGAGAAATAAGATACAGCGCTTCCTTACGGGTAAAACCGGAGCTACGTAACTCCATGTAGATCTCGTGAAGCTGAACGGTTGCGCCGTGCAGCGGACTTTCATACTGGTCTAGGTTATCCTTCACTTGTTAGCCTCGTTCTTTTTTATTGCCGTTATCATCGCGCTTGCGTACCACTGTTCAAACGGGTGCATTATGTACAGCAGTGATTCCTCCTCCTTGTTAATTGCCGCGGAGAGAGCTGCCATTGCACGATTTCTAACGTGTTCCCACGTCGTACCTGTAATCGCGGGAATATCCTCGTATGGTTCCTTAGTATGCGTTAAATTTTCCGCGGAGTCGTAGTGCTGCTCGTAGATATGAAGAGATCCTACGTGGTGAGTGTACGTTCCAGGCTCGATCTTAAGAACGGACGCCATCGCAAGTTGAACGCGTGTAAACTGGAAGAAGTCATATGCAGCTCCAAGCCATACGTCGTTCGAGCGCATGTAAACACTCATGTTAAGCTTGTTGTTGCGAATTCTAAACTGGTGCAAAATCGTGCAGGGATAGTCACGCTTGCTTGGTAATAAATCTAGTTTTGGATCCCAGATGGTAACGACGGCCTGTCGTGTATCAGGGTCTGCCTTAAGACGCTCGACGATGGGAGCGTACTGGTCCTCGGTGCGAAGACCGTATGCCCCGTGAAACAGACCGTTGTCCTCCGCAAAGTTAGCGAACGCAGGACCGACCTGCACAACAAGTTTAGGAGTAGATGCGCCTGCAAGAAGTTGACAAGCCTCAACCGCTCCGATACCTGGAACAGTTCCGCGGTTAACGTTAAGCGGCAGCGTGTTGCGTATGTCGTCGATACGTATAACTGCGTCCTCTATCTCGCGTGTTTTCATTCCGCGTGGGGCAGTTTCCTTACCGTACTTAAGAACATGTTGAACGAGGTCAACGTATCCGTTAACTCCGTCAGGTATATCTATTATCGCAGTATCCATTGATCTCCCTTGTCCTTTGTCTCGGCTAGGCGTGATATTGCCTGTCCGTACTCTTCCTTACGCGAGTTAAAAAATCTACGTACGTGCTGCGGGTGAGACACTACCACGTAGCGTTCCTCGGGAATTCCATATGCGCGAACTGACCTCTCCGCAAGACGACCTAGTACGACAATTGCCGGTCTTCCTAGGGTATACCAAAGTTCGTCAAATTCGTGGGAGTTGGTATCGTTTGCGTTAACGATTCCCATCTGTTTCCAGTCCGGATTCTGCAGCGCGGTAAGTAGGTACTCGCCGGAGTTACCGTCAACCGGCATAAACGGAAGAATTGTTTCCTCGCCGTGTTTCTTAGTTATGTTTCTTTTATCTCCGACAAGAAGTACCCTAGGCCTGCGTGGACCGATGTACTCGGGAAACTGTGTAAGAGCCTTCGCGTCGTTTTGCACCTGCTCTGCCTTTGCGATTATCTGTCCCGCGAGTATAGGAAGCTCGCTAAGGCTGTCCGCGTCGGGCGCTACGCGGGCGGAGAGTTCCGCGCAGGAAAGCGCCGCGTTCTCGTAGAGATCTAGTATCTGTCCAAGCTCACTTGCAAGTACGTAGTCGTCACCGCGGGCGTTAAGACGACGCGTGATAACATCAAGAGGTTGATACAGCCAAAATTGAGCTACTCCGCGTGATTGAAGGAAGAGCTCCGTCCAACGCCAACCCGCGACGCCGAGGAGACCGTATCCGTCACCTGATCCTGACTCCGGACGTTTTAGTGTAGAGTAGACTATTTCGCCCCAATGCCACCGGTCTGCTACTGCTATCGTTTTTGAGAAATCAAACTTTTCTACTGATGTAACATAATCACTAAGAACAAAACGACGAGATAGCTCTGCTGGAGCTGACTTATGATAAAAATTTACTTCCTTGCCAGGATATTTTTTACTAAGCTGCTTTAGCACTTCTTCTAATAGCGAGCTTTTGCCTGAAGCGTCCGTTCCTTCAACTACTATAAACATGTCATTTTTGTCCTTTGTCTCTTAGTCTAAAATTATATCACTTAAAACGTTCTTATGGAATAAGCTCTATTCTGTACACCTGCTCGATACCACGGTCTATATCAGACGCGTCCTCTAATAGCCTCTCGGCAACCTTCGTCAGGTATCGTGCACCACCTTGGTCATACTTGTATAGCGCGTCAAGTACGGGAGTTGCCTCCTCGGATACCTGTGCCCAGTAACGGTGCTTCTCCGGGAAGATCATCTCCGCGCTTCTTGTAGGATAGCACTCCTCGCACGGCAGCGCGTCCTTGTCCAGCGTAGACGCGGACGCCTCGATAAGTCCGTATCTCTTTACAAGAGGACAGGCCGCACCGTGGAATATAAGTGATACACCTATACGTGAAAGAATGTACGAGCCGTTGTCCGTCTTGTAGAGCTTAAACTCGATCCAACGGGTTGACCCGCGTCTCCAGGAAGACGACTCGGCTAAAAGCTTACCGCTAAACTGCAGGGTACGCGAGCCGTCCTTAACCTCATGCACTAGTTCATTCCCTCTTTCGTCTTAGCGTCAGAGTTAACTATATCATTTACTTCCATTAATTGCGTTAAATCTGCACGCAAAGATGCAATTTGTCCTTCGTACTGCGCGACGATCTCGCCGATACGTTGTTGAAGGGCAATGATCATTAGTTCACTCTTTGTCTTTGGCGTCTCCATAGGGTTATATTACTCTGCCTCGACAAGAGCGTACTGAGCCTGCAGTGCGGTGATCTGTGCCTCTGTCATCTCTATCGTCTTATTAGAGGACGTGATGATACCTACCTCTGGAGCGTCGGTTGCATTTTGCTCAATTATATTAAGCTCGGCGTTATACTTAGTGATTCTTACACCTCTGATGCGAGACGCTATGAGATCGAGCTTGTCTTCCTTTGTGATGTCTGTGCTTGGCATTATTTTTCTTCCTTTTCTTTTGTTAGGTTTATTACTGGTTGATGCTGTCTCTGATTTGACCTAGGACTAATATCTGCTGCGTATACCTAGAATTTTGTGTATTCATAGATACCACGCTTTCTTCGTCAAATAATCCTATCGACTCGTTCTCAAGTAGTAACGTTTCATTATGAAATATATGTCGTTCTAGATCAAGTATTCTTTCGTTAATTATTTTTATTTTTTCTTCTGGAAGAAGCAATTCATACTCCATATTTTTGTCTTTCTCCTTTTAAGCGCATCATGGATACACCGTTGTCGTTGTAGTAGCGGATCCACGTTTTATTCTAGATGTTCTTAGTGTACCAGCGGTACCCGTGCCGCCAGCGCTAGAATATGGTATAACGTCGACATAGTAGTAGTTTGACGTAGTGCCGTTTCTTGAGCTAAAGTCTACAGCGAGTGTTCCGGTAGTTGCTTGAATGCTTCTGTTAGCAAGCTGCGTAAAAGGGCCAGCCTCAACTGCGGATCTGTACAACATTATACTTAGAGAGGCGGCGTTCGTGCTGGTAAAGGTAAATCTAATGTACGGCGCTGTCGTGTTTCCTAGCCCGAGCGCTGTTATTTGAGTAACGTTTGGAGTAGCCGCGGCGGTAGCTGATCCCGTTGTTGAGCCGGTTCCGTTAAAGGCGTCTGTTTTACTTGATGTAACTGTTACAGTTGAGCTTGCTCCTGCGGATAAACCGCTTACGGTAAACGGATAAGATGAGCCTGAGGCTGAACCAGGTGTAACAGTCGCGCTATTTGAAGCAGCAAAAGAGTAAGAGTAAGCAGCGTCACGGTTGCTAACTGATCCGGTAAACCCAGTTGCCGTCGAGGTGTTGGAGCCAAATGTTACCGCAGGGGTTCCTGTAATTGTTTTAGTCGTCATCGAGCTACTGCCGCCTGCGTTTGTCGCAACGGCGGTAATACTGTAATTTACTGTTCCTGTAAGTCCAGTTGGACTTATTGACGACCCCGAGATAGTTGTCGGGTACCCAGTGGCTGAAACACCAGTGGCTGAACGAAACACATCTACAGAGTACGAGGTCGCACCGGTCGAGGCAAACGTTGCAGTAAATCCAGTGGTACTTATAGAACTTAGCGTAATAGTTGGAGCAGGCGGAGCTGCAACTGTTGCAGTTGCGGTAGTTGAGCCGGTTCCGTTAAACGCGGTTGCTTTAGCTGCTGTAATCGTAACAGTTGAGCTTGCGCCTGCTGCAAGTCCGGATACTGTAAAATTGTAGGTTGAGCCACTTACCGAGCCAAACGTTACCGTCGCAGAGTTGGTTGCTGATGCGGTGTACGTGTACGTATTGTCATAGTTTGATATTGAACCTGTGAATCCGGTAGAGTTTGTTGTGTTTGTTCCAAACGTCACCGCAGGGGTTCCGGCAAGCGATTTAGAGAAGGTAGGACCCGTGCCACCGGAGTTTATACCAGCCACCGACATACTGTGCGAGAGAGTTCCAGTTAAACCTGTGAACGTTGCGGTAGTTGCGGATGTTCCGTTTCTAGGGTATGTAAAACCACCAGTATCAGTTAATGCCGCGCCTGAGACCGACCTAAACGCATCAACGTTATATGTTGTTGCTCCTGTTGCAGCCCACGTTGCGGTGAATCCTGTTGCAGTAATAGAGCTAAAGGTAATCGTAGGTGTTCCAGGAACGTTAGCCGTAGTAAAGGTAACACTCGCGTAGTTTGTCCCGGTAAAGAAGTAGTTGTTTGCTCTTACTAAGACTGTATACGATGTATTTGAGGTTAGACTTATAAGGTTGACGGATGTGCTCGCGCCCGTTGATGTCCAGTTAGCGCCGCTGTCTATAGAATAATCATACGTTTGGATTGCGGACATACCGCTGTTTGCGCTGCTGGGCGCTGTCCAAGATACGGTTGCCGTAGTTCCCGTGATGCTTGACGCAGAAATTCCTGTCGGCGCCTGTGCGGACGAGCCCTGGTTTGCTACTATCGTAAAGTAACCGGTGCCAAGAGTTCCAGAGGTAGGAGTAGACGAGGCAAGCCAGACAGTGTGTGTTGAAACACCAAACTCTGTGAACGAAGTTGCAAATGCGGCCGTTGCACCAAAGTAGACTCTGTACTCGTCTCCTGGGTTTCTTGCCGAGGTAATCGCGCTTAAACCGGTGCGTGACCCATCAAAGTAGTACGCGGTGTTGGAGTACGTATCCGCTGGAAACGCAACAAGCTTAATAAGTGCGTAGTTTAGACCGTTGGTAAAGTGAACCTCGTACTCGATCTCGAAGTCAGATCCTGCAACTCTTCTTCCACGGTAAAATACATAAAAATTAGAGTCATCAGCTGCCCAACGAATAGAGTTGGTTACTAGGTCCGCGGGTAAAATTCCAAGTACGCGGCCAACTGTAGAGGATATACTAGAGGTGTCTTGACCGCTGTCAAGTGATATGTAGCCGTTTGTTCCGATGTGTACGGTGTTGCCTAGGGAAAAGGTGTATGTGGTTGTCGCGCTTGCAAAAAATTGTCTCCACGCACCGTTGGCATACAGAAATCCTTTTTGAACTGTTCTCCACGCACCGTTGGCGTACACAAAGCCTTTTTGAAGTGTTCTCCACGCTGAGTTAGCTCTTATATACCCGGACATGTTTTAACTGTACGTTAGTACAATCTGCCCTTCTGTGCCACTAATTGAATTTATAGCGGTTAAATCTGGAAAAATAGAACTTTGTGCAAAACCAACTTCTCTTAAGCTAAAAGCAACAACGAGTGTAGACGTGTTAGTTGGACCTAACGTTGCTGTTTGTATTCCATCCGTGCTTGAAATATAGAAACCACCTGCTGCGTCGTTTAGAATTAAGCTAAATTGACCATCGGTTCCAATAGGGTACATTAACATTTTAGGATGAGTAGAACTTGCAAAATCAGCCGTTGCCGATCCTCCTGAGCTTATGATTACTCCAGGTGAATCGGTAGCTGATCGTATGTGACCTAGTGCGTCGCCTGCCGCGTTATAAAATGATAACGCGTCGTTGGTGGCGTCCATTTCTACTCTTCTTCCTGACGCGGATGTTCTAACTGTACTTCCAGTTAGTGTACCGGCAGTAATCATACTTGCATCTAGGAAAGAGACGGTAATTTCTCTCGCATCAATCGTTCCCGCTGTAATTTTATTAGCGGAGATATTTAGCAAAGCGCCGTCGCCGAGAGCAAAGCCTTTCCATCCGGCCGTATTTGCGATAGTTCCACCTGAGCTTGCAGTAGGAACGTTTGTTGCCGTCTTTGCGTACCTAACTGTTAACGCGGTAGGAGCTGCGGTAACTGTGTATGAGCCGTTGAATGTGGCGTCAACACCCGAGACGGTAATTGTTTCTCCAACTACAAAAGAGTGCGGCGCTGATACTGTTAGTGTTGCAACGTTTCCGCTAAGCACCTTATTGGTTACCGTAGCTGTAGCCGCTGGGCTATAGCGGTATATCTTGTTGTCGTCATCGGTATCAAACCATACGTCTCCTAAAACGTACGTTCCACCTGTCGGCTCGTAGTCCTGGCGATACACGGTATTTTTTCCACTGGCGCTTACTCGCGCGGTAACATCAACCGCTGTTGCAGTAACAAATTCCTCGGCAACTGGATCATACACGGATTGCGCTCCTGTACCAGGATCAAACCAGGTCGTGCCTTCCTTAAGATATTCTGTAGGCTCGGTGTCTGAAACAAACGTTACACCGAAGTCCGCCTCGTTAGGAGTTACCGCATCCGTTGCGATTGTTTTTGTTCTAACCGCACGGGACTGTATCTTTTGTGTTGTTACTACGTTTCTCTTAAGACGTGTGGCTCCAGGGCGTTTTTCAACGCGACGAACTCTACTCTCAACGTCAACAAGAACCTTACCGATACTCTTACGGCGACGACGTCTACTAGCCAATCTTGTCCACCTCCGGCTCCGTAACTAGAAGTAGTTCTGTCTCTTCAGGAAAACTTGGTGTATCTGGAACTGTAACCTTAAATCCCTCTATCTTGCGAACGATTACCGTGTCGCGAACCTCAAGATCACTTGCCAGTCGCATGCGAATAAACTCGTCCTCGATAACGATAGAACACCAGTCTCCTGGTACAAATTCTCCTATCTTAGGAGAGAGTGATCCGTTTACCTTAACCTTTATGTCTGATATAGGAGGGCGCATCTCTGCGAGGTAGCGCTGCGCGTGACTGTACAGAGCTGTTTCATCTCCCTCTTCGTTGCGTGTTTCCTCCTGGTCAAGGATAGGCCAGCCTGCCTCAAGAAGATCAGTTGCACTTGCTACCGCGTACGGTTGGCTTGCGTCCTCTCCAAGATCCGGGATGTTTCCTACGACAAAGAAGCGTGTTGCCGCGTCCTCGGCAGACTCCTCCATGTTGATGTCGATGATACTTCCAGGATACTCGAATACAAGTTGATCAGCGCCGTAGCGACTTGGAGGAGAAACCTCTCCTGCCGAAGGAGGATTTGGAAAGTCAATTGGAATGAGAACAAATGTGCGTGTAAACGTAGGGATGTCTCCAACGTACACGAGATCACAGTCAATGCGGTACTCGAAGCCGTCAACCGTGTCGGAGTACTGGTCAAGTTCCTCTCCTACGGAGCGAAGTTCATAACCACGGTAGTTTGTGTTAGGAACGTTTAGTCCGCTGTAGTCGTTTGTAGAGTAGTCAATTCCGATGTCGGAGTTACCTGGAAACGATCCGTATGTTCCAACTGCAACTATCGCGCTCTTTGTAACCGTTCCTGAGACTGTAGTTTCCGGCATGTCGGTATCCGCTAGGTCAACGGTAAAGGTAGTCGCGGTAGGAGCCGTGTAGATCATGTGCTGTGTGTTAAACACGTCGGTAAATCCGGAGATCACCGCTACTCCGCTTGCTACCGCCGCTGAAGGCACGTCCGCCGCTGTCTTGCCGTACGTAAACGTTGTAGTTGTTGGTACGTCGTCTATGTAGTACACGCCGTTAAACGTTGCATCAACGTTAGTAACAGTAACCATGTCTCCGATGTTTGCTCCGTGGGCGGATGAAGTAGTTAGTGTTGCAACGTTGCTAGTAAGTTTCTTATTGTTAACTGTAGCCGTAACTCCGTCTACGCCGGTCATTTCTACGATGTCTCCTGCGGTAAAACCGTGAGAGGTGGAGGTTGTTACCGTTCCGAGGAAGTCGGTAATTGCCTTCTTGTTGACCGTCTTTGTTACGATAGGAGTTAACGTTGTAGCAACGTTTCCTGCGGTAACCGCGAATGTAAAAGAAGTACTTGTAGGAGTTGATATAACGTCCCAGAGTCCGTCAAGTGTAGTGTCTACGTTGTAGAGCTCTACGGTCTGTGTAGGAATAATTCCGTGGGCAGTAGCCGTAACTATAGTTGCAACGTTACCTGTTATTGCCTTTGAATAGATAACAACGCGCTCTGTCTGTGCAGGCTCAATGTCGGTATTAGGAAACGTCGTACCTGCAAAGTCCTCGAGAACAGAGTCAATTAGCTGGCGCACGTAGTCGTACGTATCAACTCGAACGTAGACCGTTACGTCAGGGTACGTTCCGTTAGGTATGCTTGTTCCGGTGATGGTAAACTGGTCCGGATTTGGCGCGGTAGCAATCGTGTAGTAATCGTTGTATTCGTACATGTTCGTTGTAGGAAACACAAGGCGTACGGAGGATCCCACAGGGAAGCTGTAGTTCATCGTCTGCAGAACACCCGTGACTGTTCCGCTGGAAACAGTAAGGTCTACTCCGAAGTCATGCGTATATGTTTTCCAGATATTACGGTGGTAGAAGTAACTTGTAAACTCGTTTGCGTTAATACTTAGCGAGCGCTCGACGACGTTATATGCTCTGTTCCAGATAATTCCGCCCCAGACGCACACCTGGTCACGTACGATGTACAGACCTGTTTTTCCAGGCATGGTACTCTCATATAAGTTCATGCCCGCTGTCTCGGGAATTACAGGAATTGTACCTGAGAAGTTTCCGGCCGCCTTTATAGAACGCTCAAATGAAACTCCCCTAAAAGGAATCTCTGCAAGAACCTCGTTGGTTAGGAGGTCGGTAGTGAAGTAGCGGTATTGCGCCGCGTCAGAAGCATAGAGTGCCATCTAAGTTATACCTCGCTGAGTAAGTTCGTCGTTGGGGACATTGTATACCTATCCAAGCCACGCGGACCGGTAATAGATAGCTAATGATGCATCGCTTGTCGCGTCTCCGTCGTCAACGAACGAGAACTCGTTAACGCCTGGAGCAAGAAGCGTCCACTCCGCAAGAACGTCGATAAGACTACGTTTTCCAACTACGTCTCCGTTAAGCGCAACCTCGTGATCTCGTGTATCGATCTCGAGGATGTCGGGACCAAACGTAACAGTTCCCGAAGCCGCAGCTGATGCAACGTTTGTGTTTGTCTTAGAATACGTAAGTGTTACCGTAGTTGGAACGCTAAGAATTGTGTACGTACCGTTAAACGTGGAGTCAACTCCCGATACCACAATCTCATCTCCGGCAAGAAGCCCGTGAGCCGCGGATGTAGTTAACGTTGCGATATCACTTGTTAGAGCCTTGTTTGAAACGGTAGGTGTAAGAACTCCACGAAGAGACTCGATGATCGTTATAGATTCTAAAGTCGTGTTGTTTTGGATGGTAGCGGTTCCTGTAACCGGACCTGTAACCTCGAGGACAACCGGTGCGTATGCGTTTCCGGTGTTGTTAACCTGTCCGATACCGTTCTGTCCTAGTACTCCCGAGTTCGCGCCAAGAATAGTTACGGAGCGGTATCCAAGTTCGTGCCCCTCGTACCACTCGTACTTTAGAGGGTCCGCGGCCCTTAATCCGATAGAGAACTCCGTGCGCCCACGTGAATTAACGGTGGTGATCTCCGGACGCCCTGAGAGACGAACGTAGGACACCTTGGTAGGGCTCTCGTCCGTGCGTAGCCAGTCGCCTACGTACACGAGATCGGTTTCCTTAATAAGCTTCGCGCGTGCCTGCGCTACGTACGAAGGATCCGGCACGAGGAAGACTCCGTTAAGTGTAATTTGGCGTGCCTGGTAGCGACCGCGTACGTCGTAGGATCCGTCTCCCCAACCGCGTGGAATATCACGCACCTCAGGCTCGGGGTGTACCCACCAACCTTCGATGTCCGTGCAGATCCATACCACGCCGTTTTCATCTACGGTGTTAAGAATTAAACCGCCGATCGAGACATCCGCGTTAAGCTTAAGTCCGGTGATCTTAGGAAAAGGAAGAGGTGTAAGTCCGAGGTTAACGTACTTGTTTTCAGCTGCCTGCGTGATGTCGTCAAAGTACTCGCCGACGTAGGACGCGGCCTCAAACATCACCGCGTCAACATAGAAGATCTTGCTTGCCGTTCCTGCGGTAGGTTGAACTACCGAGATCAACGCGCCGAGGGAAAGAGAAGGAGCTACAAAGACTCCCATAAGACGAACCCAGCCGTCGCCGTCGATAACCTGCGCGGATACAGTAGAGCTCGTCGAGATTAAACTTCCGCCGCTTGCTGCCGTGTACCACGCGACGTTTACCTGGAACACTCCTGTTTCCTGCGCTGCTGGAACCTTTACGTACGCGGCAACCGCATACGACGTCGCGGCGGTAACTGATATACGGCTGGCAATCACCGCACCGGAGTTGGATGACGCGGCCTTTGTAACCTGAAGACACGTCGAGCCAAAGAACGCGTCGGTTGTAATACGCGCTACCGTTGCAGATCCTGTTCCTGACCATCCTGTTGCGTCTGTCTTAAAGGAAGGATTAACTACTAGGTTATTTCTCGCCATGTTATGCACCTCCGCGACGTAGTTGGAATGCAATCTGGCGTGACACCATCGACGCAAGCTCTGATTCGTTCATTCCTGGTGAAGGATAGACGTTTACCGTCATTCCCGCTCCCTGTCCTCCAGAAAGAAGTTTAATCATTGCCTTGTCTCTTTGTGAAAGTCCGTCAGGGTCAAGAGGCTCTACGCGCTCCGCGCGACCAGCCTCTCCGATACGCGCGATAGTTCCACCTGGTGAAGGCATAACAACTCCGCCTTTAGCAAGGACTGGAATACGCGGAATTTGGCTGAATGAAAAAGTTTGTCCACCAATTTTTGGTACCCATTTGGGGATATTAACTTTAAATTTAGAAGCCATTCCGTTCCACGCGTCAATTATTCCATTGATAAGTCCTCTAAATGGTGAAATAATTGCTTTTAGAATATTTAAGAAGAAACTTTGGAATGATTTTAATCCGCCTTTAAGTCCATCTAAAGCAGTGCCCCATTTGCCAGTAAATATTCCTATAAAAACACCAACTATAGTTTTAAATAAATTAAATATAAAAACAAAAACATCTTTAAGGGCACCTAGGGCGTAAATAATTGTGTTTATGGCGCCACCAAGAGTCCCTACAAGTGCTCCGCCAATAGCACCTAGTATTGGTATTAAAGTAACCGAGAGTACGTCTCCTATAACTTTAAATGCCTTGCCTAAACTCTCAGTGCTACCAAATACTTTATCAAAGGTTGCTTTTATGTCATCAAAAGCTCCCTTCACTGAACCCATTAAAGCTTCTCCTAGCGCTTTAATAGAGTTTCTAAAAGACTCACTGTTGTTGTACGCAAGGACAAGGATTGCTACAAGCGCGGCGACCGCCGCAACCGCTATAAGAATAGGAGCCGCGGCAGTTCCAAATGCCATGCTAAACACAAGCATTCCACCGCGAATTGCCTTAATAAGAGGAGCTAAGGCCTTCATAGGATTCATTATAAATGCGAGTGCCTTGCCGACCGCCATGAATCCACCTGCAATAACCTTACCTGCAAATGAAGCAATACTGCCAAGAAGACCAAAAGCGGAGGCAACTGCAAATATTCGTGCGGCTGCGTTAAACAAGTCCTGCATTCCCGGAAGAGACATGATCTTTGTAACGGACTCAAGCGCAATACGTAAGACGTCAAAGAATGCCTTGATTGCTCCAGATGAAACTGTTACGTTTGCAAATTCAATAAGTGACTTCACAAGCTTTGCAAGTGAGGGAGCCGCCTTATTTGTATTTTTTAGAAGTTCACCAAAGTCAGGAGCTGCCTCCTTGATGGTGTCCCAGAAAAGTTTAACGTTTGGATCAGCGCCTGCCTTAAGAATTTCCTTTGTGAAAGCTCCAAGTGCACCAAGTACCGCACGAGAGTTTACCGCAACGTCCTTAAAGTACTTAGCTAGGTAATTTTGCCCCTTTGCTGATCCTGAGAATTTCTCAAACGCGGCAGTAGAGTCTCTAAACCAGTTAAGTAGGTAGTCTCCTGCTCCACCTGGAGCAAATATAGCTCTTACTGAGTTTGATATGCCACTAAACACGTTGCCAAGTATCTCGCCCCAGCGTGCGGCAATGTCTCCGGCCTTATCAAAGAACTTTTGAAGTTCTCCTGAGGCTTGTTTTGTATTTAGAAACTTGTCAAACTCCGCTGTTTTCTTTGTTAGAAAATCAGTAAATTTACGGATGATGGGATCAGCGGCAGTTAGTATAGAAAGAATAGATCCGTAGGTACTACCGATGCTCTTTCCGATACCCTGGATAACGTATCCGGCCTGCTTGAATATCGCCGCTAGGTCTGCCTTGTTGGACCTGTCTACTATAGCGCTAATAATAGAGTTGAACGCAATTCCAACGTCGGTACCTAGTCCGGCAAGAAGTCCTTTTAGCTCGGGAAATAGCTGTGTCTTAAGTGTAGTTAGCCCTGCCTGAATTTGAGGTAGAAGAGTTTGAGCTGCCGCATCACGAAGTTGTTTAAGTGCAGGAACAAAATCGTTAACCATAAACTTAACGAATGCCTGCGCGGCAGGTGATAGGTTGTCAAGCGCTGTCTGAAAAGCGTCTACCGCGGAGCTTCCGCCGGTCTTTGCCTTATTAAGAGCGTCCTCGGCGTCCTTCTGATTTCGCAGCGCGTCGACTACGCCCTTCTGGGCATTTTTGTATGTCTCTGTCTGTTGGTACTGTTCTGTTCCGGCCTTGGCTGCTGCCTCTGATAGACGGTTTTGCTCTTGGGCAAGATCTCTATTTTGATCCTTTGCCTTACGAAGGTTTAACTCGGCCTCGGCAAATGCGAGCTGCGCCTCGCGGCGTGCTCGTGAATTAGGTGGAAGATCCTGTGTGCGCGAGAGAGTTTCACGGGCCTTTTCAAGCTCTATTGCAGCTCTCTTCTCCGCAAGCGCCGCATCCTCCGCGTCAAAAGATAGCTGTTGAAGTTCTTCCTTCGCATCGCGTGTAGCCTTGGTAAATCTTTCCTGCGCCTCAACTGACGCTTCAATAGCCTTTGCAAGAGATTTCTGCGCGTTTGTAAGCTGATCTGTGTTTGTCTTCGCACCGGTTGTTGTTTTCATTCCGGCAGAGATCGCCTTGCCTACGCCGGAGAATGCGGCTGCCGCCGTAAGTGCTGACAAGCCTATCGCGGAGAATATACCTGGCAATACTACTAGAGAAGGAATTGCTCCTGCGACTGTTCCGGCTAAAGCAGCAAGACCTCCGGCAAGTGAACCTATGCTTGAAACAAGAATAGAGAGAGCTGTACCGACGGTATAGCTTGTTCTAACGAGAGACTGGAACTGTTGACGAGCGGCAATAGCCTGCTTACCAAAGTCTCCCATAGCGTTAGCTAACGCACTGCCGGTTCCCTTAGAAAATCCTCTAGTAAAACTTTGACCGACGTTCGCGCCGTCAGCCTCAAGGTTGATTCCTCGTGTTGCACGACGAACCTCGGACTCGAAACCTTTAGTTATCGCATGGACAACTACGTAGGCATCACCGATTACTGCCACTTACTCACCTCCTGCCTTTACTAGTGTGTTATTGGTCCGTCAAGCGTAGTTCCGAACGGCTGCTCGGCCCTAGCATCAACTGACGTTGCTGGGATAAAAGGCTTAACTACTTTTTGCTTCTGCAATGGATCAAACGGTACAATCTCTTCTTCCTCGAGGTCATCGAAGTTTCTAGTGATTCCCTGACCGCCTGCCATACTACTGTTACTGCGCTGCGAAGCGTACGGATAGCTTGCGTTATAGAAGTCGCGATAGATAATCTCGCGTGACCTGTCACGACCCTCGGCCTGCTCGGCCGAGGCGTAGTACATATCCTCCTCAAAGAAATAGTGCAGGACGTCTAGCATGTCGCCTGCCTCCATTTCCTTTAGGTTAAGTCCGTTCACGATAGCTTTTCCATTTACATAGTGCCAGAGGTCAATCCCCCAGGTTAGGAGACTTCTGGCTCCGCTTCCGGGCGTGCTGCGTAGTTTTCTACTAGCCATCCGCTGATCTCGCCAAGTGTATCAACCGTGACGATGCGATCTGGATCAACTAGAAGAGTATTAAATCGCTCATAGCTTTCAGGCAGAAGAACCTGCTTGAAGAAATCGTTAATTGTTTTAGCCGCGTCAGCTCCGTTTTCAGAAGCCGAGCTTGCAACTAGGTCTAGTAGAACCTTACCCTGCAGCTCTGCACGGCACTCGAAATCCTCGCCGTGAAGCTTAAAGGATACTGGTTCCTTCTCTCCGGTATTTTTACCGGACCCAAAGTCCTTGAACTTAGTCATTATTCTTCCTCCGTAGTGTGTTGGTGTCTTTATCAAGACGTTATGTCTTAATTCTGTATTATCTTATCAAATAAAGGTTATCGGTTAGATATTTATTTGGCCTTGTTCCAGGGTGTCGTACCATGTGTGTATAGATAACGCGGCTGCCTGATGTAAACCTAAGCACCCTTGCGGTATTAGGAACTATCATGTGTGGACGCGTCCCGTTGTGGTGAGCGAGTGCGTAGCTCAATGGAGAGCCAACCTCTATGCTTTGCCCTGCCATAGTTCTACTGTGGTTGCGCACGTGGATAGACTGCTTTAGTCTACCTGTATTTACACCTACCTGCGACTTTGCCGCCGTCATTACGCGACGTGCACGCTTGTTAAGATCTCTTCCAACCGGACCAAAAGGATCGTTAAGAAGAAAATCTAGCGATTTTTTGCGAAAAATAATCTCCACTATGGAACCACCATCGAGACCTGCATGCGCATTGTCTGGAAGCCACCTTCGGCAGTCGCAGCCTCAGCCGTGGCAATTACACCCATGCCGAACTCGCCTGGTTCCCACTGGTCAAGCTTATTGATAAGCTCCATAAACATCCATGCGTCAACGGCAGCGATCTCCGAGCCTTCCTGGATCTTATCCGCGGTAGGTGCCTTTCCGTTACTTCCTACGACAGGAATCTCTCGGGAAAGGGAAACTGTTAATACCGCTGTTCTTGGCTGCGTGCAGCGTTGCGGTTGGCTGGCCTCGTCACCTGGAAGACCTAGGTACATCTGGACAAACGAGACGCAGAGCTGGTCACAGTCAATTGCGGGATCACCCATCGTCCAAAACTGACGAGTAGGAAGAGGTACGTTGTAATCAGCGTAGGTCTCGACGATCTTGTCAAGAACTGCATCCATAAATGTCTTTAGGCTTAAGGCATCGTTGTTGACATTTGCAATACTTACTATCGGCATGTGTGCACCGTATGTTTCATATGTGTAGTCGTCATTTGTTCGTGTCTATCCTTCTTCTAGCTACCAAGAGTGTAGGTAGGTGTTACCGGACTTCCAAGTCGAAGGACAAGGTTACCTGAGGCAATATATATCGTTTCATCTATGTTTGGATCAGGAATAGACGGGCGAGTTGCGTAAAGATCCCACGTGCCTGGATCTACGAATCCTGCGTATGCGTACGCGTCGGCATAGGAAACACTTAGGGTAAGGGTGTCGTGTGTTTCGTTGGTTACCGTAGCCGTTCCGGTGTCCGCGCCGTAGGCAACGTTCGCAGCTACCTTTTGATACATAAACGTAGTCTCGCTAGGTACATCACTGATGTAGTATCCGCCGTTAAACGTGGCGTTAATTCCGGCGATTGTTACAAAGTCATTTACAGCAAATCCGTGCGCGGTCACGGTCGTAATCGTAACCATGTTACTTTCAAGTTTCTTGTAGACGATGTTCTTTGTTACGTCCGTGACAGTAGGATCGTTTAACGCTACGCCACCTGAGCCTAGGTCTACTGTTTTTGTTCCGGTATAGTTTGATATGTGTAGTGAAGGTATCCACTCTGGGTTTGTCGCAAGGAAACCCGCGTTGATGTAGTCAATGTTAACATCGAGTGTCGCGCCTTCGCTACCTGTAATAAACATATCAAGAGGTCCTGCAGCTAGTGCATAAGGCTTAGGAACAAGACGACGTGCACGTGGAATATCCGGTGAGAAGACACGTGCCTTTGCGCGTGCCTTGTCGGGGTTAGACGATTTCAAGAAGAGATCAACTACGTACAAACCTGTACGCATGTTGTCGATAAAGTCCTGGTTATCAAGAATCGTGTATGAAACGCCCTGGCGTGCTACGGACGTAATACGTGCTGGAAGATCACAGTCGTCACCGTTCCATAATTTTACAAACTCCGTGGCAAGAACTCGCGCGGCAGCTTTTCCTGAGGCAGGAGGAGGTGATCCGTAGCTGTACGTAACCTCGATGTTGCAAGGTGTCCACGCGGTACCCGCACGTGCCTGAATCGTAGAGTGGTCTACGAGGTAGTAATTAGATGGGTTAACGATACTTCCAGCGCGGTCACGTACCTCGTGGATAATCGCAACGGGGCGACCACGAAGACGAAGACGCGTGGAGGGTGACATACCGTCGGTGGTTAACTCCGCGTAGTCATCAAATTCATCAAAGGGAACGTTATATACTTCTCCGCCGACAAGTTCAGGCGAGTAGTTGCGTGCTGAGGCTCCGAGGCGGTATGCACGGGAGGCGCAGACATAGCGCTCTGTTACGGTTGTTACTCCGCCATACTTACGACCTGATAGCGACCACAGAAGCTGAGATGCAGTTTTAACGGCCTCGTACGCGTACTCGTTGTCCGCGTACTGTCCTAGCTCATCTACTGAAACCCAGAGGTTTGACACTTTTACCTGTCCTGTCTAGTCGTCGTTAGGCTATCTTAATAAAGGAGCGGCATGCCTGTGTATACGTTTTACACATCGGCATGCCGCACACCCTTATTCTAATTAAGAGGTTGGATCCTCAGTTGAAGCAATGATGAAGTCAACCGGTAGATCTTCGTTGTAAACTTCATTTCCAGGAACGTTATAAGCTGTTGTTGATCCCTGTGATGCAAAGTCTGTTACCGCACGTGAGTTAGCTGTTACCAACGCTGTGCCTGTGTCAGCGGCAGATGTGATTGTACCGCTTGTTGTTGTTGTGTATGTGAAGGTTGTTGTTGTTGGTACAGTTGTGATTGTATATGTACCATGCAAGGCAGAGTTTCCGTTTGTACCGGAGATTGTTACTGAATCGCCAACCGCAAGGGTATGATCCGTTGAGGTAGTGATTGTAGCAGTCGTGCCAGTGCGCTGTGTGTTAGAGATTGTCTTTGAGATATCGCCGTGCCATGTGTAGAAGCCCTTCCGGCCTGTTGGTGCCCACGCGTTGCGTGCATATGAGTATGGGCGCTCTGCGGCTGTTGGGAATTCCCAGCGCTCGTCGAGGCCGGAACCGAATGTTGTGTTTCCAAGGCCGTAACCTTCAAATGTGCTTGCAAGCAAACCGTTTTCAATAACGCGGTCACCTGATAGGCGAAGCTTGGCATATGGGAAAACCCAGTGGAAGTAAGGAAGTGTTGAAGCCTTCTTACCGTCGATAATTGCGTGTGACCAAGTTTCAATCGCTACGCCGTTACCTGCAGGATCATCACCTGTTGAAGGTGAAGACCAGCCGACTGACTTACGATCTGGTGATGCGAATGTTCCTAGGTTCTTACGAAGTAGGAGACCGCCTGAGATAAGTTGTGTTAGCTCTGGGTCTGGCTCACAGATCGCAAGTTCCATTGTGATACGTTTTAATGTATTTGGAGCCTTGTAGGTAACGCAGACTGTTCCGTCAGCGCCCTTTTCTGTAATTTCGTCGCCTTCTTCGTACTCCGGTGTGAATGATAAGCGCATGAAAGCGGATGTTGTGTAGCTATCGCCTGCTTCATTCAGGAGATTACCAGACGCATCAAGACGAGTTACTCGAATTGAAACGCCCTGAATACTCGCAGCGTATTCTTGAGTTGCCATTGTTTATGTTTCTCCTTATTTCTGACGTATAACTGTCTGCTAATACGTATATTTTACGCGGTTAGATCGATCCTGACTGCTGCGTGAACAGATGAGTCAAAGTATACTGCCACTGGGCGAATTGCCTTAAGAAGCATGTTGTTTGCGTTGCCTGATACGTCGTAGCCCTGGGCTAGGTTATCGTTAACAACGTCAACATCACCCAGAAGAACCCTGACGTCTCCTGTCGCGTACATCCATTTGTTTGTAGCGCTAGGTGTTTCTGTGTCTCCAGCCGCGTCGGTTGGGCCTGCTCCCGAGTAACCGGAACCGATTATTACCGGAGTTCCACCAACAGTTCTAAGGAAGCTGTCCCCACTGCCGGCTGAAGGATAAATTAAGCTTGAGCTCGCTACGAGTGCGGCAACGTCGCGGGTCATGTGAATGACTCCTTGGATTCCACACGCGGAGGTATCTCCAATTGTCTGTTCAAGAAGCGCGAGCGCGCGAGTTGCAGATAGTGCTGTACCTGAGTTAAGTATAGCAGCGGCAGGATCTACTAGTGCTCGATTTGAGTGGCTTTCAGCAATGCGAATCGCGCCGTCCCACAGCTCCTTTTCAAGAGCCTTTTGGGTAATGCACTCTACCTGACGTTTTAATCTTTCAATGTGGTCTATACCAAGTAGACCTAATGTTGAGCGATAATCCTCAACCTCGATAAAAAATGGTTTAACTTCTAGATAACGAGCCGGTGTTGCATTATTTACAAGTGTGTATGATGTTGTGTCTGTGTCGTCCCAGTTTTTAGCGGAGTATATTCCACTGTCCCAGTACTGAGAAAAACCGCGTACCCACTGATCTTCGTCTGAGCTAGTATCAGGCTTAACACAGCTGAGTAGACCAAAATTAGCGCCCATAACCATAGGTGCTTCAAAAACTCCCGTAAAGGCCATCTTTAATCTACTTCCTAACTTAAAAGTTGTTTTTAGTTACGTTATTCTTCGTATAAGGGGAGCCTATTGCTAGGCTCCCCCTCAACGAGATTGCTATCGAATTTTAGTATTCGATTGCCGCTGCTGTTGCGCCACCTGTTGTGTCACGGAG